CCACCTCTGAGGCCGCTCAGTATATCTATGCCCAGAATGTCCTTATGCCGAGGCTGAAGCGCCGGGAGGAGGCCATCAACAAGCAGCTCCTCACGATGTTCGGCCCCGACCTGATATGGCGGTATGAGGACATCGTACCCCGCAACCAGGAGTTCGACAAGGCTGTGGGTCTGGATGGCTGGAACGCTGGTCTGCTTACCAAGGACGAGGCCCGCGAGAAGCTGGGTATGCCCCCGGCACCTGTGGGTGGAGATGTCTACAAGACCACCTTCTCTGACGTGTTCGTCCATGAGGATGACGACCCCGCCGCTCTCTCCGTTGCCGCCGCCAACCTCCAGTATGCAGACGGTGCTCCGCCGCTCCAGGAGAGCGGAAGCGAGGACATAGAGATAACACAAGGGGGCGACCCCATCCAGGGCTCAGGCGTTGACGTAGGGGGCGATACGGCGGGTGGAGATCTAGGCACGGGAAGACGGGACC